AAGTTGCTAAATATAATGGTTCATATGGTAATTATATTAAGATACGTCATAATTCCGAGTTTTCGACAGCATACGGTCACATGAGCAGATTTGCTCCGGGTATTCGTCCGGGTGTTCGAGTAACCCAAGGACAGGTTATTGCTTATGTAGGTTCTACAGGACGTTCTACCGGCCCTCATCTTCATTATGAAGTTATCCAAAACGGTCGTCGAGTTAACCCAAGGACAATTAAAGCATCAACCGGTGAAAATTTGGGCGGAAATAATTTGGCTCAATTTAAAAAAGTTGTAGCTAAAATTGATAATGATTTCGGCAAGTCTTTTGCTGAGAATCGTAATGTTAAGTTAGCTCAAAAGTAGTTTGTTATAATACCAACAAAAAAAACCTCTTCATAAAAACAATGAAGAGGTTTTTATTTTTTTATGGTAGTTGATTGCAAATTTCCAATTGCTGGCGCAATTTATTGATTCGTCCCAACCATTCCCAAAATGCCGGTCCATTCAAATCAGCAATTTCGGCAGCAACTTTTTTTCCGGCAATTGGATATACGGGACAGATTTCATAACTTGTTTGAGCGCAACAATTCAAGCAACTCAGGCTTAAGAGCATTGGGATGAGAAAGAATCTCGGCATTTTCTTTACGGACATATTTTATAACCTCTATTTGCTTAGAAACAACTTTGTTGTGACAATTAGAATATCCAATGATATATACTGAAACAACCACCATAATCAGCAATATTATTCGCAGATACATTGTTGTTCTCCTAACAGCAACAATAATCCTTTGATTGCTGCTTCCGAATATTGAGGTTTCAGAAAAATTACAACCATAATGAGAATGGCGCACAACAAGCTTATATATAGACGAATATTTTTCATAGTTTAAACTCTCCCGTTGCCAATACCCTGGCTATTCTTTCGGCTCTTTGGCCGACATCTTTAGCATATTTGGAATTTAAACATTCTTCTGCTGCAAGTTTGAAATTATGTTTTTTGATAGCTTTTAACATTTCTTTAAAACGCAAAAGACCACTTATTCCTATATTAAAAGACATATCAATCAGTGCATATTGACGTTCGCTGTCTAATGATTGAAAAAAAGGAAGCTTTTTTTTGAGTTCAACATAAATTCTTTTAATATCATTACGTAACAAATATATTGCGGCGCATTTGGTTATACCGTGTTGCCAATCGCCAACAACCTTTTCTTCCTCTGCGGTTAAAGGATTAGTATCCAGGCATCGCCCTACTCCTATCGTTAATTTTCCCTTAGAACAACGATAGGGCTGCAAACGCAGCCCTTCGTGAATAATCAGTCGTTGTGAAACCGTATATAAATTTATCATCTTGCTCTCTCTTTCTTTTTGTTTTTTATAAATAATTTGATGATATTGATTGCTCTGTTGGCTACATAAACAAGTGTACATATACTGATAAGTAATGTTATAATTTGATTGAAAATTTGGGCATAATCCAATATGACGGCAAAAGTTGCAGAACCAATAACTTTGCTATCTTCAATTATATCGTTTGTCATTGGCGGCCTCCTTTGTCGTAATACGGATTATTTTGTTTAATTTCAGTAACATTCGCTTCGATTTTTGATAACAAAGATACTTCCTCGCCATCTTCGAATAAGTTGAAAGTCTTTTTACGAGTATATTCGTTCATCAACGGGTCAACCTTTTGAGCGTATAATTTTGCTCTTATTTGTCGCACTTCCTCATAGGTTGGAATATAAGTCCAATCAGGATTGTAAACGACTTGTCCGTCCTGATAAGAACATTTTTCAAAACTATCAAACCATTCTTTTGATATTTCAATATTATCGACATCAGCATTAAGACACCTAACATTAGCTTTTGAAAGCTCGCCGGTTGTATGATTGTATTGTGCATAATATTTCATATTAAATTCCCCTATCTATTAGTTCCAATTCTTCGATAAGCAACTGCATTTAAGGCAAATGCAGTTAATTTGTGTTGCCTGATGCCATAATTTAATGTTCTATCCGCTCCAACAATAACCACACAACCGCCACCGGATTGTTGCATATTAGCACCGTCAACAGCATCATTCATAAATGAATTTGTTTTTCCTTCACCACCATCAGTTCCGTCAACGCCTAAACTTGTGTTGTATATCGGCGAATATGTATTAGTTCCAGAATCATCTATTCGGCTTAAATAAGTTGAAACCATAACTTCATACATATATCCGTCATTTGGCAAATAATCGGATAAATCCAATGTATATTCGTTCACTCCGGTTGCGGTTGATAGTACCTTGTAATTTGCAATCCATTGTCCGTCCGTCATTTCTTTGGTCGTTAAAGAATTCATATCTGTTCGGATTTGACTGATTTCATCTTCAACATTTTTAATAGTATTTTGAATTATCAAAACACTATTATTGGCTTGTTGAGCTGAATCTAATGCATTTTGAGCATAATTAGATGCTTCATTGCTTTTGTTGATAGTAGTTGATGCGTATTCAGATGCTGTTTGAACAAGAGCTGTTAATTCCGGCTTAATATCGCTTTCTGCAAAAGAAACAATATCATCTTTTATATCATCCATATTTTCGTCTATAACCTTTTGAGTTGCATTTGCGGCGGAAACAGACGCATCTTCAATTCCTTGATTTATTTGTTGTTTGATGATTAATTGCGTTGAAGTAATAACAGCATCAAGATTAGGTTTGATGGTGTGTTTAACATAACTATCAAGTTCTTGTTCTCCGGATTTGATATAGCTGATTGAACAATCAATATCTTGAGTTACCTCATTTTGCATAAGAATTTCCAGCTTTTGTCCGGAAGTTAAAGTTATTGTGTTTTCCATATTTTACTCCGTTATATTTTCAGATATTATAAATGAAGCTGATTTATTGACATCTTGCGGATAAAAAGTATGAACTTCTCCATTGGCAAAAGTTATTTTAATATCAACCAGATAATTGTTATCACAATTTAATCTTTGAGTATCTTCGGGTAAAAGACCAATATGAGCTTTGCCTTTTAGTGCATCATCGATAAAACCAAGTTTGGTTAATACAGTTTTTTTATCTGATTGATTTTTAACTTGCATCTTAAGAGATGATCCGCTTATATCGACGAATTCGTTGCCACATTTAAACTGAAAACGGATTGTAAAACTGTCTCCTTTTCTGACGGCAATATAATTGGGAGTTATTTTTCCGGACATTTATTATTCCTCCTGCTTTGCTTTTATAAACCAATTGACGGCATAGTTTTCCGGTGTTACGTGATTGCTTGCACCATAAACAGGATTTGCCGATGATGCCAAAAATTTAAATGTGCCGTATGGACCTGTTGAAGTATAATCGCCCCCATTACTACTTGAGGCGGAGTAACTAAAAGCTCCGGAGGCTTTTTTGGAGCCTTGTTTTTGAAGAGTAAATTCTATTTGTCCTTCAATATCTGGAAGCCCTTCATCTTGTTTGGTATACAAATCCGGTGCTGAAGTATCGCCTAAACCGCGCAAAAACTTGTTACGGTAATCAGGAACGTTAAAAGTTGTGACACCATTACCGGAGCCAAATTTGCTTCCTATGACTTCAAATAAATCGGCATATTCAGAACGTAATAATTCCTGTCCGTTACATAATATCCAATTATCATGATTTTCTGTTTGCAATGATGCTTTGATATCGCCGATTTTAACAATAGAATTGATAAATTCTTTGGCGGTTTTGGTTGCTGTATCCAATTGTTCTCTATTGACGGCATCATCAGGAAGGGTTCCGTCAGCCACATTTGTAAGTTTGAAATTGCCGGCATTAAAATTTCCTTCCATTTTAGAAGTTCCGTTTTTTAAAAAACATTGACTTAGACCATCTGCAAAATTATCGTCTTCGGCATCCATATGATCGGTTACAATATCTATATCGTTTATTCTGTCATCTTCCCAACAATGAAGACGAGAAAATATTCCTTCACTATCAAACGGCATTTATTTTTCCTTTCTTTGATAAAAAAACCCCATTTATGCAAATGGGAGATATTAATGATAAAAAACTAAGCACTAGCCAAATCGTAACGAACTCTTAGAAAGCCATCTTCGTCTTCTATGACGGCTTCGGGCTTAATTTCTTTTACTTCTTGAGCAATTAATCCTATTTGTGAAATATTGCTTCCTTTATAATTGAAGCAATATACCGTCAAACCGTTGTTTAATTTACCGACAGGATGAATATTTTCTTTTAATCTGCTGTCTGATGCCATAAATGCGGTTGCAGCACTTTGTGCGGCAGAATTAAGAAACTCATTTCCTGCAGCATATTGTGCGGCACTGTTGGCTGTTTTGTTTTGAGATATTCTGTTATCAGCCAAATTTCTTATTTTGTATTTATCCATTGCAATATCATAACCTGAATACGAATTTTGTAATGCTTGTAACAGTTGTTTGATATAGTTACTTTGAGCATTGTTGGAAAAATTACCAGCGTTAATTTGATCATTTAAGCTATTGGAATATGAATTTTGCCCTGATAAAACAGATTGATACGCAGCTTGATTAAGAGCGTTGTTTTGATTATTTTGCAAGTCAGTCATTGCTCTGGAATAAGCTTCTGAACCTACAGGAATCCCTTTGTTTGCCAAAGATGTCGCCAAATCAGATGTTTGGTTGGCAAATTGAGGCGATAACATATTTATATATGATTGATATGTTGCTGCTTCTGCACGTTTACGAGCATCATCCGATGAATTTACATTAAAAATATAGTTACCCATATTGCTGAGATTTGCCGAAGCATCTGATGCATATGATGTCAAATTTTTTAAGGTATTGTCATAAGCTGATGTATCGTAATTATTTAGAAAATTCAGTATATCTTTTTCTGATTTGAATAATGATGTTGATGCACTTCCGGCACCTAATGCTTTTCCTATTGCTTTACTCATATTATTTACTCCATTTGTTTTCTGTTTTTAAAAGTCCATAAAAATAACAATCCGCACCATCATCTCGATAGTTACGTAATAATCCTTCTTGTTGAAAACCAAGTTTTTTGATAAGTTTTATGCAAGGATAATTGTTTGTAGAAACTAAAATACTTATGCGTTCAACCTGCCAAAAATTAAAGGCAAACTCAAAAATCTTTTTTAAGTTTCGTCTGTTGCACCACCGTTTGTCCGTTGTATAAATTGTCCACCATAAATCTCGAAATGGTCTGATATTATGATATATTAAGCCTCCGATAAGTTTGCCTGATATATAAAAACCAAATGTATGAAACTCTTTATCTAACCAACGTCTATCAAATCCCAACCCCTTGCAAACCCATTCCGTTATTCTATTATCTTGATCATAAACCAAATTACAATATTCCTTCGGCAATTTCATAACGAACCCCCGTATCAAACCATTCTATCAAATTACCTCTTGTTTTGGTTTTAAATACTATACCGGCCTTAAAACCTGTTGCCGAATTTGCAATCCATTGTGATCGTATACTTCCTTTCAGGGTTTGCCATTTGGTTCCTATCGGATTATCTAAGGTTGACCATTTTGCTTCGTTCCACTTGGTTATTCCTGTAGATCCGAAATTTTCGATAAAAGTATCCTTGCGATTTTCAAAATCCATATTGGTATAAATAACCAACTCATATTTTGTTGATGACTTGGTACGAGGATTAAGAAGCTGAATTTTTTTTAATCCGTTATGCCCCAGATTATTAAATGCCTGATGAACTTCACCATATATATGATGTCCGCCGTCAGAATAACCATCATCAAATAAATAGATGCCATAATCAGAACCGAAATATAATCTTCCTTCAAAAAGTTCCCAACAATGTGAACGAATATTGGTAAATCTGCACCAAGCACCACTGT